GTTGACGCCTACCTACGTATCTCTAAACCTCACTTCTAGGTTTAGAAAATTTCTGCGCTGCTCGAGATATTGCCTCATATGTTGCGCGGTTTGCTACGGCATATTGCTCCCACGTCATATTCTTGTAAACAGGGTCCCACTCACGGTGTATAGCTTCAGCGACTGTCTTGCCTTTATTGGCTTTCTTTGCAAACTCCCCTGGTTTAGTACCTCCAAGTCTATACTTAGCATCGCCTTCTACTTCAAACTCTGCTAGTATATCTAAGCATGGATTATATCTACAGTTCGACATTGACTGCTGCGCTGCAGTTGTTGCCGTCTGCGCATCATGTTCATTAGCTGTTTCCTGGAATAGGAAAGGTTCTAATGCTCTAGACACTTGGTAGACGGAATAATATCCCAAATTAGGGTGTTCTGGAATATAAATATTTTCTAGTTGCAAGAAATGCAATCTATGATCAGATAATTCGATTTTCTCTAGATTACTAGTAAAACCGTCTCGTTGATTCTTCTTAGCTATTGATTCTGGAGTTTCATCTTTTCCTCGCAATGATCCACCGTCGTCACCTACGGCCATCATCAATGGTATGCCTCTATCTGCATATGCTTCTGCTATTGGGATTAGTTCCCATGCTGATACATTAAAGAGCTCTGCTGTTTGTCGCCACATACGACCTAAATTTATCTCTGTGCCAGCTGGTCCGGTGAAGTTATGACCAGATGGTGTACTATTTCTACGCCATATACCTTTTGGAGTAATAGTTGGATCACTCATAAAGTGACGAACCATACAATCCTCTGGTAATAAAGCGTCTGGGTTAACTCCGAGCTTTCGAGCTAGCTTATATAATGCTCTTATTCCCATCTTTTGAACTTCTGGGTCTGTAGTAGCATCATACTCTGTTGCATCGAAGCTATCAAAGTTATACTTACCATAAAATTCTTTGAAAAACGCCTTCATTAAAGGTATTCTCTCATCTATGGATAGCCAGCCTAAGAGGTTAGGGTCCTCCAATTTTACAACTTGAGTCAGCAAATCACTAATTGGTTTGTGCGGAAATTGTCCTGTTCTAGAGTCACCTTGAACAACTCTATTCTTTTCGTCTTCCCATGGATCGCTAGAAGTGGAGATCTTACTAACGTCGTCACCTAATTCATAAGAATCGAACATAGTATTACCTTTAGCTTGAATTCTACAGAACATTTCATATAATAATGCTTTTTCTGGTGTTTTTCGCCATCTTATGTAATCTTGGAAATACAAATCATTTGCGGTAACGCCTGCAATTTGGTCATCGACGTTTGCAAAGTATCGATAACCGCCAGATTTATCATTTGGCATTTTCTCTTTCGTCTTACTTACATTTGAAAAGACATCTAAATATTTACGAAGTGAGATGTCTTTCTTCAATGCTTTCTTGGCACGTCGAGCTTGGTATTCAACCAAAGCATCAAATGCATCTTGCATGGCATCAAGGTCTTCGCATTTGGTAGCATTCGTTTTGTCTACATGTGATATAAAGCCGGCCATTAATTTACCTATAGTAAATCGACTCTTTGGTCCTAGCTTCCTTAACTGCTTTAGCTCCGCTTCCTGTAATTCTCGCGGCATGTCTTGAAATTGTGAGGAAGTTAGCAATTTCTTAGCAAATCGACAAATTAATTCTGCTCTATCCTGATCTTTATAGAACATAGTAACATAAATTTGCGCATTACCATCATTTAGTCTTTTCATGGTATTATTTAGTCGCGCTATAGCATCTGGATGTATATCACGAAACATAAACGATTCATTGTTAAAATCAGTAGCCTCGTAATGAGCATCCTCAACAAGCTTCACAGCCTGTCTTTCAAAACTTTTTGTTAGAGTGTTTTGTGAACTCTTATTGACAGATTTCATTTTATCCGTCTCCTTTCTTAAAATGTTAAACTCATT